TGCGACATTAATACTTTCTACTGGAATCTCAACACTTGATGGATATACCTTAGTAGACGGTGACAGGATTCTAATTAAAGACGAAACTGCTCAAGAGCATAACGGTATCTACATTAGAACCGATTCAACAACATTTACAAGAGCATCAGATTTTGACACGGTAGATGAGATTGCTTCTGGTGACTTCCTATTCGTTGAAAACGGAACTATAAATGGCTCTAATGGTTTTGTTCAAACAGAAACTCATACTGCCATTGGAGGAGCCAATGATGACATCATCTTTGAACAGTTCTCTGGTGCTGGTCAAATTGAGGCTGGTTCCGCATTAACAAAAAGTGGTAACACGTTAAATGTTGCGGTTGATGGATCATCTATAGAAATTGCTTCGGACGCATTACAAGTAAAAGCTAGTGGCATCACAAATACCATGTTAGCAGGATCTATTGATCTTACTACTAAGGTGACTGCAACACTACCTGTAACGAACGGTGGTACTGGTTTAGCTACAGTTACTTCTAATGGCGTTGTACTTGGTAATGGTGCTAATGCTCTAGCGGTAACAGCAGCATCAACTGCTGATGGATCTATTTTACAAGCAGATAGTGCTGGTACACCAGCATTTAGTAACATTATCGATGGCGGTTCTTTCGACGTATAAATATAGATACAGTGGGTAGTATATACTGCTCACTTTAAAAATTTCACGGCTATATAGCCATTAAAATTCGAGGACATATATATGTCAACCGTTCTAAAACTCAAGAGGAGTAGCCAGTCTGGTAATGCTCCTGACACCGACAATATCGTAGAAGGCGAACTAGCCCTCAATACCGCAGACAAAATTTTATACTCTCGTGGCGGAAGTACTATATTTCAGATTGGCGCAAACATCACCGAATCCTTCACCGTAAATCCTGGAACTGCAGCAGACACTATTACTCTTGGCGCAACTGCTCAAGAAGGCACGATCACCATTGGTCAAAGTACCGCAACCAACACAATCAATATTGGTAATGCCGTAACAGCAAATGAGGCAACTCAAACAATTAATATCGGTGGTGGGAACGCTTCTGGTGGCGACACTGTATTGAATTTAGCCGCAAATACACTCACTGCCTCAAATACAGCAGTGACTATTGGTTGCTCTAATTCAACTGGTTCTCACACAGTTGCGATTCGTGGTGCTAGTACATTTACGAATGGTGCGGTTGCCTTTAATGGCGGTAACTTTACAGTAAATCCAAATTCTACCTCTGACACTATCACTATCGGTAAAATTACTGGTACAGGCACAATCACTCTCGGTAAAAGTACCAAAGACAATACGATCGATATTGGTAATGCCACAACGGAGTCTGATCAAGAGCAAATCATTAATATTGGTAGCGGTTCAGGTAGCGGTACTTCTACAGTAAATATTGCGGCAAAGAACTCACAGGGTAGTGATACAGCAGTAACAATAGGTGGTGCTGATCCCACTTTTGGTACAACAACCGTAGCGATTCGTGGTAATACTACATTCCAATACGGCGATACTAATTTTAATGGGCATAACTTTACTATAACTCCAGTTCTTGCCTCTCGCACAATTACTATTGGTAAAACTACTGGTACAGGTACAATAACACTTGGGAATAGTACTGTTTCTCAAAATATATCTATTGGTAGCGGTGCCACAACTGTCACTAATGCAGCCACTATCGATATTGGGAGTAACTTGGCTTCAGGCGGGGTAAAGACCGTCAATATCTGCGCTGGGTCTGGAAATTCTGGATCTAGATATGTAAATATCAACTCTTCACTTCAGTCTACTGGCCAGAATTACCTCAATGGTGCTACAAAGATTAGAAGAACTTCTGGAGTACCTTTAATTGTAGAGAGTACGTCAACTAGTACTAATACTACTCAACAAGGTCTTCAATTACTCAATACTAATACTACTTCATTCTTTAGATTCGGCAATTTCTCTTCGTTGGCTCAAGTTCAAAGTTATCATGGTTCTGGTTCTGGCGCATCGATACAATTTTTATATGGTAGCAACGGAGAAAAACATCGGTTAGACGCAAGTGGTAAATTTGGGATAGGTGTCTCGTCCCCACTTGAAGCACTTCACGTTAATGGTAATATCATTGCTACAGGTAATGTGACTGCATATTACTCTGACGAAAGACTGAAAGACTTTAAGGGAGCAATTCCAGATGCTCTAGATAAAGTTAATAAACTCACAGGATATTACTATAAACCAAACGCATTAGCGCATTCTTTGGGTGTGGATAATACCGAACTAGAGGTCGGTGTATCTGCTCAAGAGGTTGAGGAAGTATTACCTGAGATTGTAACTAAATCTGCGGTAGGTCAAGACGAGTTCGGAGAAGATTATAAAAGTGTTTCTTACGACAAACTAACACCCTTGTTGATAGAAGCAGTAAAAGAGTTGACCCAAAAAGTGGCGTATCTAGAATCTAAAATTAGTGAGAAAGGTGAATAATTATGGCAATAGTTTGGAATATAACAAAGGTTGACTCGAATATCTCTGATGGTGCTATCAAAATGGTACATTGGGAAGCCTCAGATTATGAGACGGAACAAGTTGGCGACAAACAGGTAATTCACCGTGGTAGACGTTATGGCAGTGTTCATACTGATGCAGATCCTTCTTCTGAAAACTACATTGCATGGGCGGATGTCACTAAAGATATTGTAATCGGTTGGGTTAAATCTTCGCTCGGAGAGGAAGAAGTTTCAGATACCGAATCGCAAATTGCAGGAGATATTGCTTTATCTAAAACACCTGTCGAACATAACATTAATCCTTGGGACGTAGTCCCTGAAGTAGACACCAGTGAAGAAGTCGTCAACGATGAGACGCCCGATGAGGAAGAAAATAATGTCGATTCTGATTCGACAACACACATCGATGAAGGCGGTTAGTAATGTCAGCATCTATAATGACGGTTAGAGGTCGTTTACAGGAAGCCGACGAATTTATCTTAGAAAGTGACATAAGATACCAAAGCGATACAACTGCTACTGCTGGAACTGGTGTTGGTTTGACAGTGTATAGTGGTCAAACAATCACTGCTTACGTCAAGACTATTGGTGTGCCAGGAACTTCCACATATCCTCTTCTAAACTGTACAGTAGATTCTTTAACTACATCAGTACAGAAAACTACTGGTCATCACTTTAGCATCTTAAAACTTAATTTCGGTTCGTCTAGTACTGGTTCTTTTCAGTGTTACCTTAATACATCAAGTAATAGAATTCTTCAGATTAGTGGTTCATACTCCACATCAACTTCGACCGATGCTGTTCAACCAATAACACTCGGAAATGAGTCTGGGTCAAAATTTCACAACAATGTTGGGATTCTTCTTGATGATACTTTTGGTGAAACAATCAGACTGAATGACACGGATGTGAGAGTAATAGCAGAAGAGACCACTAATTTGTCCACCATCGATTTTGACGACTTTTATGGTAAAGAACGTAACTTGGGCGGAATACCTGTAACCTACACTGGCACAAATTCATATACCGACACTGCTATTCCTAATACTTCCGAACTTGGTGGGGTTGGTTCCTCTTCAAGCACAATCACCAATAACCCTTTACTATTTGTAAGAAGGGTAAAGTTGACGTATAGTGGTACATCCGCATCAAAGTATTTGCACATTTCGGGTAAAAGAGACGGTTCGGCAACATATTATCGTGGAGATGCTCAAATTTTCGGATATTCTATTAACGGTACGTTTCATGATATTGACACGTTTGGGTCAACTACATCAACAAATAGTGGATGGAAAACCAAGATTGCCCAACTTCCATCATCTTCCAACCCCGATGAATGGCACAATAGTGGGGGCACTGAGGAATCGGTGTATCATAGCAATAACGGTTCGAACGGAAAATTTACTATATTTTATAATAATTCTGTTAACTTTGGCAGAACTGGTAGTAGTGGTACTGGGAGAATACCTAATCCATTCCTCACTTCTCTAACTGGAGATAATATGGGGTACGGATACTTTGAAACCAGCGGTGTATCAAATCCAGCTCAACAGGCAAACATATATTATCATGCTCGATCACCGTTATTTTATTTAAACGATGGGGACACCGTAGAAGTTTGGTATGGAGTGGACTGTCATTCTTTAGCTTTTTTAAAGTTTGAGTTTATCGGTCTTAGTTAGGTACAATATATAACATTTGCTATCATTTGATTGACCCCTAGCCTTTTAAAAAGTATAAATAGACTTAGAAGATATTAAATAATTTAATCTAGGACTATTTCATATGGCAACCCCAGCATCTAGGCAAGATTTAATCGACTACTGTTTTAGGCAGTTGGGCGATCCAGTAATCGAGATAAACGTTGACCCTGATCAAGCAGAAGAAAGAATCGACGAAGCATTACAATTCTATCAAGAATACCATTCAGATGCTACCAAGAAGATGTTTATTCCGCATACGATTACTGCCGATGATGTAACTAATAAGTTTATAACTGTAGCCGATTCAGTTATCTTTGTAGAGCGCATCTTACCTATCGCCGAAGATGCTGGCTTTAACATGTTTGATGTTAAATATCAGATGCACCTGAACGATGTTTATCAGTTAGGAAACCTTGGCAATCTTGCTTACTATGAAATGGTACAGCAAAATCTAGCTATGTATGATATGAAAATAGGTTCTGGTGCGAGCGAACTTATTAGGTGGGCACGCCACGAGAATAAAATATATCTTGATGTTGGCGAAGAAGACCTTAAAGTGGGGGGTATTATCATCGTAGCAGCAACTATGCACGTTGCTCCTTATGATGGGGCTGCAGGTTCTACCTCTATTTGGAACGATATGTTCCTTAAAAGATATTCAACTGCTCTTATCAAGAAACAATGGGGTGCTAACCTAATAAAGTTTGAAGGTATGCAACTTCCTGGAGGAGTGACGATTAACGGTCGTCAGATATATGAGGATGCAATGCAAGACCTAGAGAAGCTAGAAGAACAAGTAAGGTTAACTCACGAGTTACCAGTTAATTTCTTCATGGGGTAAAAGATGGCTACTAATGTATATTTTTCGCCCGCAGTAAAAAGCGAACAAAACCTATACGAAGATATCGTAATTGAATCTTTAAAAATGTATGGGCAGGATGTCTATTATCTACCAAGAAACATCGTAGAGCGTGATTACATTCTGGGCGAAACTGTAGAATCTCAATTTGACGATTCATATACATTAGAGATGTATATCGAAAACCCCGAAGGATTCGGTGGTGAAAGCGAACTTATGACCAAGTTCGGGTTAGAGATTAGAGATACGGCAACGTTTGTGGTATCTAAAAGACGCTGGGAACAATCCGTAGGTGTCTTCAATAATGAGTTGACTAACTACAGACCTAATGAGGGAGATCTAATTTATCTTCCTATGTCTAAGTCTTTCTTCCAGATCGATAAAGTTGAGCATGAGAAACCTTTCTATCAACTCCAAAACTTACCGACTTATCAGCTTATCTGCTCTCTTTATGAGTTTGGCGATGAGAAGTTCGATACTGGTAATACTGAAGTTGACAATATTAGTAACCTATTTGCCTATCAGCAAGAACTTACTATCAGCGGTATTGCTGGGACAGACTTTATCATAGGCGAGAATATTACTGAAAATCTAGAAGATGGGGTTACTATCTCTGGAGCGATTGCTTCATATAAAGATATTGCTTCTAGTACAACTTCTAAGATTTACCTTCACAGCATAAGAACTAGCGATAGTAAGTATCACCAGTTTACTGTTGGCGGTAGTGTTACAACAGAAGTATCTGGTGGCTCTGGCACTATTACAGCTATTAAAGATATGGAGGGTGCTACAGAAGAATCCGTTCAAGATAACTACGCTAAGAACTATGAAATAGAAACTGAAGCTGCAGCCGTTCTTGACTTTACTGAATCAAACCCATTTGGAGACTTCTAATGTTTGGTGGTCATTTTTATCATGCTATTCTAAGAAAATCGGTAGCCATATTTGGTACTCTGTTTAACGATATAAACATTATTCGTCAGAGCGGTACTTCTGGTCAGATAGTAAAGGTTCCGCTTTCTTATGGACCAAAACAAAAGTTTATTGCTAGGATTGAGGGGCAAAGAGATCTTTCTTCTTCTAAAATAGCAATCAAGATCCCACGTTTGTCGTTTGAGATTACTTCTCTGACATATGACACCGAGTCTAAACTAAACCGATTTAACAAACTAGTAACTAATCAAACAGGGGATTCTGCGGATAGCGTTTCTTTTGTACCCTATAAAATTGGTATGCAGTTAAACATCTTGGCTAAGAACCAAGACGAAGGACTACAAATACTAGAACAAATACTTCCTATATTCCAACCAGAGTATACAGTCTCAGCTAAACTTGTAGATGGCGTAGATCAAAATACAGATGTCCCTATTTCTTTAGAGGGAGTTTCTATCTCTGATGACTATGAAGGGGACTTCGAAGCAAGGCGTGTACTAGTCTATACTCTAGACTTTACAATGCGTGTTAAGTTCTTTGGTAGTGCTGCTACGAATAAACTGGTTAAAGCTACAGAGGTTACTTTCCTTAATGCAGAAGATGATGCTCACATAGAAAACTTAAACACTCGAGTGGCTCCATTTGGATCTGATGGGACAGACAATTTCGGTATTGTTGAATCTAAGGACTTCATACCAACAGTAACTTCTATTACTATGACAGTCTCTGGGGATATCGCTTCAGGGTTTGGGTCAAATGAACCATTCTTGGGGGAAACCACAGCGATCTATGGTTTGGTGGCAAGAGCCTATGACGAAACCGCTAACGAAACTACATTTACCCTTACGAATTTGGAAGGGTTCCCGCAAATTGGAGAAAATCTAGTAGGTCTAAATACTAGTACGACTGTTGAGGTCACCAATTACACGGTTAATTAATATGAGTAACGAAAAAGATGATGTTAATGATGATTACTCCTTTGCAAGAACTAACTATTACGAGTTAGTCGAAAAGGGGCAAGAGGCGATTGACTTGATGTTAGACCTTGCTCGTGAGAGTGAGCATCCTCGTGCATTTGAAGTTCTTTCTGGCATGATCAAAAATACTGCTGACGTTTCAGACAAGCTAATGCATCTACAAAAGCAAAAGAAAGAAGTAGATAAAGCCGAAGCGTTAGAACAACCAAAACAACTAACTCAAAATAATGTGTTTGTCGGTTCAGCTACAGATCTACAGAAAATGCTACATCAAAGGCGAGAAGAAAAGGAAATAGATGCAGAAGGTCAAGAATAGCGACCTTGGATATCTAGGCAACCCTAATGTAAAGCGTGATGGGGTTGAGCAAAACTGGAGCGTCCAAGAGATCTCAGAATACAAACGTTGTATGGAAGATCCTTCATACTTCGCCGAAACCTACGTGAAAGTCGTTTCTCTCGACAAGGGTCTTGTTCCATTCAATTTATACCCCTACCAAAAGAACATGTTCGATCATTTTCAAGACAGTAGATTTTCTATCGTATTAGCTTGTCGGCAATCGGGCAAGTCTATCAGTTCGGTTGTGTATCTACTTTGGTATGCACTATTCAATCCAGAGAAAACTGTAGCAATCCTAGCAAACAAGGGTGCTACTGCGAGAGAAATGCTAACTCGTATCACGCTTGCTCTCGAAAACTTACCTTTCTTTTTGCAACCTGGATGTAAAACTCTGAACAAGGGTTCCATAGAATTTAGTAACAATTCAAGGATTATTGCCTCTGCGACTAGCGGATCTTCTATTCGTGGTATGTCGGTTAACTTACTATTCCTTGACGAGTTTGCGTTTGTAGAGAATGCAGGTCAGTTCTATACTAGTACATATCCAGTTGTTTCTTCGGGTAAAACTTCTAGAGTTATCATAACTTCTACGGCAAATGGTATTGGTAACGTATACCAAAAGTTATGGGAAGGAGCAGTACAAGGAACGAACGAATATAAACCATTCAGGGTTGATTGGTGGGATGTTCCTGGAAGAGACGAAGAATGGAAGAAACAAACCGTAGCCAACACATCCGAGTTACAGTTTGAACAAGAGTTTGGTAACACTTTCCATGGTACTGGTAATACTCTTATTTCCCCAGATAAACTTATGGCGATGAAAGCGTCTTCTCCGATTTATCAACAGGATGGTATAAAGGTATTTGAACGACCCCAAGTCGATCATAATTACATCATGTGCGTAGACGTAGCAAAGGGTCGGGGTAGAGATTATTCTACATTCAATATTATCGACACTAGTGTCAAGCCATTTAAGCAGGTGGCGATTTATAGAAATAATATGATCTCACCATTGTTGTTCCCTGATATCATTTACAAATATGCGATGACTTACAATGAGGCGTATGTTATAATAGAGAGTAATGATCAGGGGGCGGTAGTTGCTAATGGGTTGTATTATGACCTAGAGTATGAGAATACTCATGTTGAATCTATGGTAAAAGCAGGTTCAATCGGTGTTACAATGAACAAAAAGGTAAAAAGAATTGGCTGTTCTAATATGAAGGATTTAGTAGAACAGTTAAAACTAGAAATCGTAGATTCAGAGACTATATTAGAATTGTCTACGTTTGTCGCAAGGGGGTCTTCTTTTGAAGCCAGCGACAACAATCATGACGACTTAGTGATGAACCTAGTAATGTTTGGTTGGTTTATCACTACTCCGTTCTTCGGGGAAATGTCTGATATTGATATCAAGGGAATGTTATATGAAGAACAATTAAAAGCAATAGAGCAGGATATGTTACCATTTGGATTTATGGACGATGGGAAAGCAGAAGAGGTTGAAGTAGACTCTACTGGTCAAAGGTGGATTGTCGACAGCAATACTGGACTTTTCTAATTGTATAAATACTTGTGTTGAATATTCGTATTATGCTCTCTTGTAAAATAAATTTAATTTAATGAGGAATTCCAAAATGGCTTTTCAAGTATCTCCAGGAGTTCAGGTTAAAGAAGTTGACCTGACAAATGTTGTACCAGCCGTATCCACCTCTATTGGTGCTTACGCTGGCTCTTTCGTTTGGGGACCAGTTGATAAAGTTGTACAAGTCGGATCAGAGAAAGATCTCGTAGCTAAGTTTGGTCGCCCAGACGATATTACTGCTAAGTCTTTCCTTACCGCTTCACAATTTTTGGCATATGGTAGCGATCTTCGTGTCGTCCGTGCCGATGCAACTGGTTTGTTAAACGCAACTTCTGCTTCAGATTCTGTTTCTACTATTTCAGTAGATACTCCTGGAGCTGGTTATACATCAGTACCTACAGTTACTATAGGTGCTAGTGATTCAGGCAATTCAGCAAATGATGCTGAAGCAACAGCTAAACTTAAAGTTCTTACCGCAAGTGCTGCAGGTGGTGGTACAGGTACTGGTTATTCGGTAGATGACGTATTAACTATTAACCTTGGTGCTGGTACAGAAGCACAGATAACAGTAACTGCTGTAGATGTTTCGGGTGCTGTTAGTACTGTAAGCGTACAAAGCGGTGGTTCTTATACTTCAGTGGGTAGTCAATCTGCTGTTGCCACTTCAGGCGGTACAGGTACTGGTGCTCAGATAAACATCACTTCTCTTGGTATAGAGTCAATTACAGTAACTGCTGGCGGTGATGGATATGATTCAGCACCTTCTGTTACATTAACTGTATCTGGTTCATCAGAAGCTGCAACAGCAACAGCAACTCTAGCGCAAGCTGGTGTTAAAGTTAAGAACGAAGATCATAAAGACTCTATTAGCTTGGCTTCCGCTGGTGCTTGGGTAGCAAGATATCCAGGAGAATTGGGTAACTCTTTAAAAGTTGTAGTTGCTGATCATCAAAGTTTTGAAGATGCTTCTTTCACTGCTTTTGCTGGCGAATTTGATACTGCGCCAGATAATGGTGAAGTTCACGTTGTTGTAGTTGATGAAGATGGTTCATGGACTGGTTCTGCTGATAGTGTACTAGAAACATATGCATATCTAGGCAAGAATTCTGGCGACAAAAAATCTGATGGTACTAATAACTATTATGTTGAAGTCATTAATCGTTCCTCTGAGTACGTTTGGGCAGCAAATCCCCTTTCTACTTTTGGTTCTACAGCAAGCTCAATCTCTCTAGCTGGTGGCTCTAATGCCGAAGCACTTGAGGGGCAACGAGTTGCTGCTTTAACATCTGCGTTCGAAGATTCCGAAAGCATTGATGTTAACTTAATTATTGGTGGTGATCTTTCTACAGCGCAAGCTAACCTAGTAATTGCTCTAGCTGAAAAACGTAAAGATTGTGTTGCTTTCGTATCTCCTCCAATTACTGCTACTGTTGGTACTAACGATCCTAAAGGCGAAGTATTGAAGTGGGCTAATGGCGATGGTGCTGCTGGTATCACTTCTAGTTCTTATGCAGTTATGGATTCTACTGCTGGTTACATGTATGACAAGTATAACGATGTTTATCGTTGGGTATCTGCTTCAGGTGCTGTTGCTGGTCTATGTGCTAATACTGATAGCGTAGCTGATTCTTGGTTCTCACCTGCTGGTCCGAACCGTGGTCAAATTCGTACTTTTGCTAAACTAGCATTTAACCCTAAACAAGCAGAGCGTGATTCGCTTTACAAGGCACGAGTCAATCCTATTGTATCGTTCCCTGGAGAAGGCACTCTATTATTCGGTGATAAGACTGCCCTTGCCAAACCATCTGCGTTTGATCGAATCAATGTTCGTCGCTTATTCATTACTATCGAGAAAGCAATTGCTACTGCTTCTAAGTTCTCGCTATTTGAGTTCAATGATGAATTCACTCGTGCGCAGTTCTTGAACCTAGTTGAGCCTTTCTTGCGTGATGTACAAGGTAGACGTGGTATCACCGATTTCCGTGTAGTTTGTGATGAAACTAATAACACTGGTGAAGTGATTGATACTAATCGCTTTGTCTCTGATATTTACATCAAGCCTGCACGTTCTATTAACTTTATTACTCTGAGCTTTGTTGCTGCCCGAACTGGTGTTGACTTCTCAGAGATCGTAGGAGGCTAATATGACACTCGGTGTAGATTCATTCAAAGCTAAACTAGTTGGTGGCGGAGCAAGAACTAATCTCTTTAAAGCTACTGTAAATTTCCCATCAGGCGTACAGGGTGACGTAGAACTTTCGTCATTCATGATTAAAGCTGCTCAATTACCAGCTTCTATCATCGCCCCAGTAACTGTTCCATTCCGTGGTCGTCAGCTGCAAGTTGCAGGTGATCGTACTTTCGAACCTTGGACAATTACTGTTATCAATGATACTAACTTCGCTGTTCGTAACTCCATGGAATCATGGATGAACGCAATCAACGGTCACAAGACTAACGCTGGTAGAAATAACCCAGCTGATTATCAAGCTGACCTGAAAGTTGAACAGTTGGACAAAAACGGAAACTCATTAAAGACTTATAACTTCCGTGGTTGTTTCCCAACTAACGTATCAGCAATTGACGTTTCATACGAAACTGAAAACACCATCGAAGAGTTCACTTGTGAATTCCAGGTTCAATACTGGGAAGCAAACACAACTAGCTAATGGTGGCTAAATAAAAGTAGGCAATGTTACTTGGGGGTTCGCCCCCAAGTAATATCTTCAATATTAGTGAATAATTGTGGGAAATATAAATGGCTGATTTATTTGGATTTGAAATAAAACGAAAGGGTGAGGATAAAGAGGAAGCTAAGAAGCGTTCATTTGTCGCACCTATGGAAGACGATGGCTCTGGTGTAATTAAAGCTGGCGGTCATTATGGTCAATACCTAGACATGTCTGGCGGTAACGCCAAGAATGAAGGTGACCTCATTTCAAAATATCGTGAAATATCTCAGATCCCAGAAGTAGATGCTGCTATTGAAGATATTATTAATGAGTCGATTGTCTCTGTCGAAGATGGTGCTCCAGTTGATATTAACCTTAATGGTTTAGAGCAACCAGACAGAATTAAGAAAATAATAAGAGATGAATTCGAGAAACTTGTAGCTAAAATGAGTTTCTCTTCATCTGGTAATGACATATTCAGAAGATGGTATATTGATGGTAGATTATTCTATCATATAATCATTGACGAAAAATCTCCAAAGCGTGGTATTTTAGAACTACGCCCGATCGATCCTACCAAGATAAGAAAGATCAAAGAAGTCATAGAAGAAAAAGATGAAAAGACTGGCGCTAAAATCGTTACTGGTATAGAAGAATACTTCTTATATCAAGACGGAAATATGTCTAAGAGCGGTCAAGGTCTTAAGATAGCAAAGGATTCTATTATCTTTGTCCCTTCTGGTTTATTATCCGCTAAACGAGATATGGTTCTTGGTTATCTAGATAAAGCTATCAAGCCAGCTAACCAATTACGCATGATGGAAGATGCTCTAGTTATCTACCGTTTATCACGTGCGCCAGAACGTCGAGTATTCTATATCGACGTTGGTAATTTGCCAAAAGGTAAAGCTGAAGAGTATCTCAGATCTATCATGAGCAACTATCGTAACAAAATGGTTTACGATGCTCAGACTGGTGAGATTAGAGATGATAGAAAGCATATGTCTATGCTTGAAGATTTTTGGTTGCCTCGTCGTGAGGGTGGTCGTGGAACAGAGATTACTACGCTTCCTGGAGGAGAGAACCTTGGACAGATAGATGATATTCTATACTTCCAGAAGAAAACATATCGTGCACTAAATGTTCCAATTAGCCGTCTAGAGCAAGAAGCTCAATTCTCATTAGGTAGAACATCAGAGATTACCAGAGACGAAGTTAAATTCCAACGGTTTATCGACAAGATTCGTCGACGTTTCTCCGATGTATTCATGCAGGCTCTTAAAGTACAACTTATACTAAAGGGTATTGTTACTCGTGAAGACTGGGAGTGGATGAAAGAAGAGATAGTTGTTGACTTCATAAGCGACACTTACTTTGCGGAACTGAAAGAAGCTGAGATTTTACGTGAGCGTGTAAACACATTAAGGGAACTTGATGAGTTTGTAGGTAAATACTATTCTGTAGATTGGGTTCGTAAGAATATCTTGAAGCAGAACGACGAAAATATCGAAGACATCGATAAACAAATCGAAGATGAAAAAGATAAATATGGCGAAGAAGACGAGATTTAAAGATTCTTTTTATTATAAATAATAGCAAATGAGGTGAATAATGTCTGATATTAATTCTTTAATAGACGCATTAAAAGGCGAAGACATGTCTGTAGCGAGCAAAACTTTTGACTCGATTATGGCGGATAAAGTGTCTGACGCATTAGATGTCAGAAGAGTAGAAGTTGCTCAGAGTTTATATACTGCGCAAGAGCAACCCCAAACAGAAATAGGAGATGCAAATGAGCTTAACGTTCAAACAGCTGAGAACGAACCTGTCGGAAGCGAAGAAGTTTAAACTTCCAGCTGGCGAGAAAAAAGTAAAAGAGTTCACGGTTGGTAAATCTAAGTCTCCTGCTATCCTAGCTAAAAAAGGTTCCAAGTTTGTTGTCTATATTAACGACACCGAACTTGATAAGTTTAGAAGCGAGAAAGATGCAATGAAAGCTGCAAACGATTTCGCCAAGTTAATGGACAAATAGATATGAAGCTAATCACAGAACATACAGAGAAACTAGAATATATCACCGAAGCAAACGCTAAAGGTGAGAAAGAGGTTTATATTGAAGGCGTGTTTATGCAGGCTGATCAAAAAAACCGCAATGGTCGTATCTACGAATCAAGGGTGTTAAAACCTGCCGTAGAGAAGTATGTTAGTGAGCAAGTTTCAAAAGGTAGAGCAGTTGGTGAATTGAACCATCCAGATGGTCCAACTGTAAACCTTGACAAAGTTTCGCATCGTATTACCGAACTCCGCATGGAAGGAAGTAATGTGGTAGGAAAGGCGTTGATACTGAATACTCCTATGGGTCAAATCGTAAAAGGTTTGGTTGAAGGTGGATGTCAGTTAGGCGTTTCAAGTCGTGGTATGGGAAGTCTTGAGCGTCGTAAGGGCGCAATGTACGTTAAAGAGGATTTTGTCCTTTCTACCGTAGATATCGTGCAAGACCCCTCTGCTCCTGAAGCCTTTGTAAATGGCATCATGGAAGGAGTAGACTGGGTTTGGGATAATGGTATCCTAAAAGCTCAAGAAATTGAAAAGTATGAGACTGAAATCAAGAGCGCATCTAAAGCGGATTTGGCTGAAGCCCAAACTCGTGTGTGGCAAGATTTCCTCTCGAAACTTTAACACTTTGTAAGGAGTGAAATATGTCTGATCAAATCGTAGATCAAGAAGTTGATCTTATCGAAGACATTACTGAGGAACAACTAGAAGGTTTAGTTGAAGACGTTGAAGTTGACGAGGAGCTAGTTGAAGCGTCTGCTAAGAAAGAAGCTAAGAAGACAGATGAAGAATCTGACGACGAAGCTGAAGTCGAAGTAGATGACGAAGAAAGCGAAGTCGAAGACGAAGACGAAGATGAAGGCGACGAAGAGAAGTCTGAATCCAGTAAGAAAAAGAAAATGGCTAAAGAAGATGTAGACATGCCTAGCACTAAAGCTGGTATGATTAAAGCCATTTACGAAAAAATGTCTGAGATGAGCAAAGACGACTTGACAACTGCCTATAATAAGGTAATTGCTGAAGAATCTGAAGAAGCTGTCGAAGAAGTTGCTGAATCTGCAGAGTTGGAACTTAATGTTGATTTCTCCGAAGACCTAGATGCATTGGTTGACGGTGAAGAAGCATTAGCTGAAGGCTTTAAAGACAAAGCTGCTGTTATCTTCGAAGCTGCTGTTAAAACTAAAGTTACTGCGGAAGTACAACGTCTCGAAGAATCTTATGCCGAAAAACTTGCTGAAGAAAGTGAATCAGCTCGTGGCGAGATTGTAGAGAAAGTTGACGGATACCTCAATTATGTTGTTGAGCAGTGGATGGAAACCAATGAAGTTGCGGTTACTAACGGTCTTCGTACCGAGATTGCTGAAAACTTTATTGATTCATTACAATCACTGTTTGTAGAAAACTACATTGAAGTACCTGAGTCTAAGGTAGATATGGTAGACGAACTAGCTGGTAAAGTTGAGGAACTCGAAGAGCAACTTAACAAAACTGTTGGTGACAATATCGATCTAGCTGAGAAAGTTTCCGATTTCCGTCGTGAAGAAATCATTCGTGAAGCGACTGTTGGAATGGCAGAAACTGAAGTGGAAAAACTTCGCACTTTGGCTGAAGGCGTAGAGTACGAAAGTCAAGAATCTTTTGTAGCTAAAGTTGCTACTCTTAAAGAATCTTACTTTAAAGCTACTGGCACTGACACCAAAGAAGAAGTTCAAGAATCTTCTGAACAAAAAACAAGTTCGCCTGCTATGCAAGCCTACTTGAACGCACTTTCAAAAACAATTTAAATTTAAGGAGAACATAAAATGTTCGGATCTGAAAAATTAACGGAGAAATGGTCTCCAGTATTGGACGCAGAAGCTGCTGCACCAATCAAAGATAACTATCGTAAAGCTGTAACTGCTGCTCTACTTGAGAACACTGAGAAAGCATTACAAGAGCAAAAAGCTCAACAAGGCTTTATGACTGAGTCAAACGTAGCTGGTCAAGTAGATAATTTTGATCCAGTATTAATCTCGCTAGTACGTCGTGCTATGCCTAACCTAATTGCTTATGATATTGCTGGTGTTCAGCCTATGTCTGGTCCTACTGGTCTTATCTTTGCAATGAAATCAGAATATGTTGCTGGCGACGCTTCTCGCTCTGAAGCTCTATTCGACGAAGCTAAAACAGACTTCTCTGGTACTGGTACTGGTACTAACCTTGGCACCGCCCGAGCTCACGATGGTAACTCTTCAAGCCTAGATCCTGCTTTCGGTAACGACAATCTACAGGTTGATAGTGACGATGACGATGTTCTTGATGCTGTTGACGGCAATATCGATCTAGATGCTGCTTTTGGCATTGGTACTGGTATGACAACTGCTGCTGGTGAAGGTTCTACCTTTGGTGAAATGGCGTTCTCAATTGATCGTACTTCTGTAACTGCTACTAGCCGTCAGTTGAAAGCTGAGTACACTATGGAATTGGCTCAAGACCTTAAAGCTGTACACGGTCTAGACGCTGAGACTGAGTTGGCTAACATTCTTTCTGCTGAGATCCTAGCTGAAGTGAACCGTGAAGTTATCCGTACTATCAACATTAAAGCAAAACTAGCTACTAAACAGGCTGGTACTGCAACTGGTGGAGCTGCTGGTGCTGTTACTAATGGTCACTTCGACCTAGACGCTACTGATGGTCGTTGGTCTGTAGAGAAGTATAAGTCTTTGATCATGAAGATCGAAATTGAAGCTAATGCTATCGCTAAAGACACTCGTCGTGGTAAAGGTAACTTCATCATCTGTTCATCAGATGTTGCTTCTGCTCTTGCTGCTTCTGGTCTTTTAGACTATACGCCTGCTCTTTCTACTAACCTACAAGTAGACGATACTGGTAATACTTTTGCTGGTGTACTTAACGGTCGTATGAAAGTATACATCGATCCATATGCAACTGTTAACTATGTAACTGTTGGCTATCGTGGTTCTAACCCATATGACGCAGGTCTATTCTACTGCCCATATGTACCATTAACTATGGTTAAAGCAGTTGGCGAGAATACTTTCCAACCGAAAATCGGCTTTAAGACTCGTTATGGCATGGTTGCTAACCCATTCGTTACTGGCCAAAATGACTCTGGTGTTGGTACTGTTGGTACTAACCGTTCGAATGGTTACTTCCGTATCTTCGGTGTGTCAAACGTTATTGGTGCTGCTGGAGAATAAACATAACGAAATATTGTTAGTTTTGAGGGAGCTTCGGCTCCCTCTTTTTTTGCCTTATAAATAGAGTTACAATAAGTAAAGGTATATTACAATGGCAGCTATCCCCGAAAATATCAATTCTTTATCTCCAGTATCATTCAAATTGGTTCTGCAGAAGTTTCCGAACCTAGAGTTTTTTGCTACTGGCGTATCAGTCCCAGCAGTATCTTCTGGGGTTACAACGGCAAACTTGTCTCAAAGGAATATGAATATCTACGGAGATAAGTTGACTTTTGAAGATTTATCAGTTAAACTAATAGTCGACGAAGATATGAAATCCTACAAAGAAATCTTTGATTGGATTAATGCTTCAGTGATGGACCAGTCTCTTCTAGGTGATCAGTTTAGCGATATAACATTAATGGTTATGACGAGCCACAATAATGAGAATAGAACATTCACTTTCAAGAACGCAATACCAACTTCTATTGGCGGACTTGAGTTTGATGCAGGTGCTACTGAAGTCTCCTATATAACTGCAGATGTGGTATTTTCTTTCTCGGATATGACTATTGAATAAACACTGATACAAGGTATATTATGTACAATATTGAAGAAATTATGGACATGTGGAAAACTGACTCGGAGATAGATCGTTTAAAGCTAGACGAATCTTCTAGAGTTACCCCAAACCTACACGCAAAATATCTTGAAATGATGACCAAAAGCAAACTTGAGAAGAAGTATCTCGAGAGTCAGCTAGATGTTATGTTCAAGAATAAGTGGCTATACTACTCAGGAAAGATGGACGTTGATCAAGTTCGTAAACTTGGTTGGGATCCAGACCCTACAAATGGGTTGAGAGTCTTGAAGGGTGATATGGATTACTTCTACCGTTCTGACCCAGACATGCAAAAGCTAAATGCAAAGATCGATCTGGCTCAGGCTATAATAGAAACCCTTGAAGAGATAATCAATAATCTCAGATGGCGCCATTCTACAATCAAGAATATGATAGACTGGCACAGATTTACTAACGGTGCATAATGAATTCACTAACCGTAAAGAAAAAGAACCACGCATTCCTCAGCGTTATAACAGATCCTTCAATTGAGAACGAACTGAGCGATTTCTTTTGCTTCCTTGTTCCAGGGTATCAGTTTATGCCTGCGTTCAAGAATAAGATGTGGGATGGGAAGATACGGTTATATGATTCAAGAAAGAAAGAGTTGCCCATAGGTCTATTCAAATACCTAAAAGAATTTGTAGGTGCTAGGGATTACGATCTATTTGTAGAGCAAGATGCTTGGTACGGTAGACCTGATACAGAAGTTCCTATTGACGAGGGAGATTTCAACTCCTTTATCAATAGTATGAACCTCACGTCTGGGGGCAATAAGATTAAACCCAGAGACTATCAGCTTACAGCGATCCGTCATGGGCTAGAAAACAAGAATGCTCTTTTGCTATCTCCAACCGCATCTGGTAAGTCTCTTATCATATATGCCATAATGAGATACTTCCTACATAATAGAGATAAAAACTTTCTTATTGTAGTTCCTACCACTTCTTTGGTAGAGCAAATGGCTTCTGACTTTGCGGACTATTCCGAATACGACGAATACTTTAATGCCGTAGACGAGATACATAAGATCTATTCTGGTAAGGAAAAGAGCTCTGATAAGAGAGTTACTATAACAACATGGCAGTCAATCTATAAACTGCCTGCAACTTGGTTTGAACAATTTGGAGCAGTAGTTGGAGATGAAGCGCATAACTTTAAAGCAAAGTCACTTGGTACAATTATGGGTAAACTTAGGGATGCTGAGTTCCGTATTGGAACCACTGGTACTCTTGACGGCACTCAAACTCACCGTTTGGTTCTAGAAGGACACTTCGGTCCAGTTTATCGAGTTACCAATACAAAGAATCTTATGGACTCTGGGGCATTATCAGAATTAAAGATAAATGTCCTATTACTAAAGTATCCAGCTGAAGTATGTTTTCAGATGAAGAAAGCTAAGTATCAGGAAGAAATAGATTTCATTGTAAGTAATGAGAAACGCAATACATTTATAAAGAACCTAGCACTAGACCAAGATGGTAACACGCTAGTTCTATTCAACCTAGTAGAGAAACACGGCAAGCCACTTTACAATATCATTAAAGAGGGTGCTCATAAGAATCGTAAGATCTTCTTTGTATCTGGGCAAACTGACGTAGATGATAGGGAAATGGTAAGGCAAATCACAGAAAGAGAAAAGAATGCTATCGTGGTTGCTTCTCTAGGGACTTTCTCTACGGGGGTTAATATAAGGAATATACATAATATTGTATTTGCCTCTCCGTCAAAGTCTCAGGTTAAAGTGTTGCAGTCTATTGGTCGTGGGCTAAGAAAATCTGACGATGGGCGAGAAACGAACTTGTACGATATAGCGGATGATTTACATCATAAAAATCGTAAGAATTATACTCTAAATCACGCTGCAGAACGTATAAAGATATACTCGAAAGAGAAATTTGATTACAAAATATATGAGCTAGAAATTTGAAATTCGAAATAGACGAAGTTGATATCAGGCACTTTAAACTCATAGATGGGAATGAGGTGATTGGCTATATAAGAGGTATGGAAGATCATGGCTACATAGTTGAATCCCCTCTGCTTATGAACATCTATAACGAGGATAGGATGCAAAGGATCTTCATGACTCCTTGGTTCACTGTTCAGCCTGATTCATTAACAGTATTCATAAACGCAGATACAGTAATCGCTACTTGCAAAGCCAGCGAAAATACTAAAGAGAAATACATCGCTACTGCCTTGCGTCTCCGTGAGGTCTATCCCGACGATGATCTGGCTTCGCCAGAAACAGATGATGAGTATGATGATGAATGGGAAACTGATATCGACCCTAAATCGACACTACATTAAAGGTATACTCACCCTCCCCCGAACAACTCTTATATTATACTATAAAAATGACAAAAAGTAAAGCCTTTTCTTCAAATAAATTAAATTAAATTAATACTTTACTTTTGAGCGATAATGTAGTATAATATGCTTATCAAACTTAAAATGGAAAGATTATAATGACTAAACCTGCCAACAAGCCTCATTATGTGAACAATAAATTGTTCTCGCAGTCTGTAGTCGATTACGTCAATTCTGTCAAGCAGGCGCAGGAAAGGGGCGAAACAAACCCCATCGTAACCGAATATATCGCCACATGTTTCTTAAAAATATCTGAAGGTCTATCGCATAAACCTAACTTCATTCGATATACCTATCGGGAAGAAATGGTTATGGATGCTGTAGAAAACTGCCTGAAAGCTATCATGAATTACAATATAGAAACAGCCACTCGTACTGGTAATCCTAATGCGTTTGCGTACTTTACTCAGATATGCTATTATGCTTTCATAAGACGTATCCAGAAAGAGAAGAAACAGTTTGATGTTAAAATGAGGTTTATTGAGCAAGCGTCCTTTGAGGAGTTTATTGTTCAGCATGATGCATCTGGAGAAGACATAGGTGATAATGGATTTATCGAAGAACTCCGCAGTCGTATCGATAAGGTTAGAGATTCTGACCGTGTCCTAAAAGAGTTCAGCAAACAAGAGAAGATAACCAAGAAGAAGCAAGACAAAAACCTTGAACTGTTTATGGGATAAATTATGAAGATTGCTATATTGAACGATACCCATTGCGGTGTCCGTAACTCGTCTGACATATTCATTAACTACCAAGAACGCTTCTACTCAGAGGTTTTCTTTCCATACCTAAAAGAAAATGGTATAAGCAACATCTTGCATTTGGGCGATTACTATGACCATCGCAAGTATATTAACTTCAAAGCACTTAACTCTAACCGCAATAGTTTCCTAGAGGTACTCCGCAAAGAGGGTATCCATATGGACATTATTCCAGGAAACCATGACGTGTTCTTCAAGAATACTAACGAGTTGAATAGTTTGAAAGAGTTGCTCGGGCACTACATGAATGAAGTAGATATTCATATGGAGCCAAAGGTTCTAGATTATGACGGTTGTGGAATAGCGGTCATACCTTGGATCAATAACGACAATTATCATTCTACGATGAAGTTTATCGAAAACTGTTCCGCTTCTATTGTGGGTGGTCATTTCGAGTTGGCTGGCTTTGATATGCATAAAGGGTTTCCTAATCCACATGGTATGTCTAGCGATCACTTCAAACGTTTTGAGATGGTTATGTCTGGTCATTTCCATACTAAATCTCAACAGGATAATATCCATTATCTTGGTTCTCAGATGGAGTTTACTTGGACTGATGTTAACGATCCTAAATACTTTCACATATTTGATACTGAGACTCGTGAGTTAACACCAGTATTGAACCCTATAACTATATTCTCTCGCATATATTATGATGATACGGATAGAAGCTACTCCGACTTTGACGTAGATAAGTTGGCTAATAACTTTGTTAAGGTTATTGTGAAGAAAAAGAAAGACCCATTTACCTTTGACCGATTCATCGACAGACTACAAGCTATTGATACCTATGAGGTAAAGATTGCTGAGACCTTTGAAGAGTTTGCGGGAGAAGCTATTGAAGACTCTGAAGTAGACGTTGAAGACACTCAAGATATGCTTAATACATATGTTGATGCAGTTGATACTGAGCTGAGCAAAGATAAGATAAAAGATATTGTTCACGGTTTATATGTTGAAGCACAAAATATGGAACTTATGTAATGATTCATTTTACTAAACTCAGGTGGAAGAACTTCCTGTCCACTGGTAACACCTTTACTGAAATACACCTTGACCGCTCCCCCTCTACATTGATTGTAGGGCATAATGGCGCAGGTAAGTCTACCATGCTAGATGCTCTTTCGTTCGCCTTATTCGGTAAACCTCATAGAGACATCAAGAAGCTGCAGCTAGTTAACAGCATCAATAACCGTGACGCATTAGTTGAAGTTGAGTTTACTATCAGCAACGTAGAGTTTAAGGTTGTTCGTGGTATCAAGCCAAATAAGTTTGAGATATGGCAGAATGGTAAGATGGTAGATCAGTCATCAACTAGCCGAGACTATCAAAAGTTCCTAGAGCAAAATATCTTAAAACTTAATCATAAGTCTTTCCACCAAGTAGTTGTTCTTGGTTCTTCGTCTTTCATTCCGTTTATGCAACTGCCGACCTATCATCGTCGTGAGGTGATCGAAGATTTACTTGATATTCAAATATTCGGTAAGATGAATCAGATACTGAAAGAGCAGTCGCAACGTCTCAAAGAAGACGCTAAAGATAACAAGTATCGAGTAGAACTGGTTAAAGATAAAATTGGTTTACAGAAAGACTACATCCGTGAGATTGCTGACATTAATGATGGTCAAATATCCGATAAGCGTAAATCGATAGAAGAAAGTCAATCTACTATTACAGGTATACAAGAAAGCAACGCAGCACTATCGTTATCGATAGAAGAATCTTCCAATGGATTGAAAGAAAATATATCTAATGCTCAGAGTAAGAAACAAAGTTTGCTCAAGTATAAGGCTCAGTTCGAGCAGCAGATAAAGTCTGTAGTTAAGGATGCCAAGTTCTATGAAAACAACGAGCAATGCCCTACCTGCGAACAAGATATCGCTGAAGAACTAAGGCAGGATAAACTAGAGACTGCTCATGAAAAAGCCAGAGAATTAAACAAGGCGGTTATTGATGCTTCTTCACAATCTGCCGCAGTAGAAACTAACATATTGGAGTTAGATTCTATATCTGAAAAGGTTCGTGAAGATACTTCTGAGTTGACACTTAACAATAAAGAGATTTCTCGTCTACAGAAACAGATAACTGCTTTAGAAAAAGACATCACTAAACTTACCTCTAAAGAGGGAGATCTTGGGGAAGCTAACTCTAAGCTGACTCGACTAAGCGAAGAGCGTGATTCATTAACCGAGAGAAAGCTAGAACTATCTGAGCAGAAAACCTATCAAGAAGCTGTGGGCGAAATGCTAAAGGATAGCGGTATCAAAACTAAGGTTATCAAGCAGTATCTGCCTGTAATGAATAAACTCATCAATCATTACCTGCAGGTTATGGACTTCTATGTTTCTTTCAACCTTGATGAGAGTTTCACTGAGACTATCAAATCCCGTTTCCGTGACTCGTTTAACTATGCCTCGTTCAGTGAGGGTGAGAAACAACGTATTGATTTGGCATTATTGTTTACATGGCGTCAAATTGCTCGTATGAAGAATAGTGCTTCTTCTAACTTATTGATCCTAGACGAAACGTTTGACTCTTCTCTAGATAATGATGGTATCGAGAATCTACTCAAGATCCTTGAGACTCTAGAGGAAGGAACTAATACGTTTATCATATCTCACAAAGGTGATGTTCTAGACGGCAAGTTTAGATCTAAGATAGAGTTTACTAAGGAAAGAAACTTCAGTAAGATAAAATAATTTAAAATAATTCAAAAAAACCCTTTACTTTCTCAATTACTTATAGTATAATACATGTATTGATTGAGAGGTATTCTATATGACAGTTAAATCTACCCTAGCTAGATTGCTTGCTAATGAAAACATTGAGGTGCGTGAGGGTAACTACCAGACCGCATCGTTTGATGTTATTAACCGTGTTCTAAATCTTCCCCTATGGAAAGACAAAGGTGCTGATGTTCAAGACCTGCTTATCGGTCATGAGGTCGGTCATGCTTTGTTTACTCCTAGAGAGGGTTGGCATGATTCCGAAATAGATGTCGAGGGTATTCCTCGTTCATTCCTTAACATTATTGAAGATATCCGCATTGAGCGAATGATCCGTAGTAAGTATCCAGGATTAGTTAAGTCGTTCCAAGGTGGTTATCAAGTTTTGTTTGACGAAAACTTCTTTGGTACTCAGGATAGGGAATATTCTTCCTATGGTTTGCCCGACCGTATCAATATTAAAGCCAAACTGAACCAACTAGTAGATATTACATTTGATAAAGACGAACTTCCTGTAGTAAAGAAATGTTTCTCTGCTGAAACGTGGGAAGAAGTTGTTGATGCTGCTAGATCTTTACTTGACTATGTAGGTGTTGAGAAACAACAGGATCAAGCTCAAAATCAAAATGAAAATCCTGAGGGGGATAACGATGAAGAAAGTATGGAAAAAAGTACAGAGGATTCACCTTCAACTGACAATCAATCTGGCATTCCTGAGAGTAAAGATAGTGAAATGGACAGCGAACAACAAGACGTTGTCGAAGAAATCGAAGGAGAGGATACTGAAGATAGCGAGGAAGATGTAAGTAAAGATATTGAGGAAGGATTCTCTAGCAATGCTGGTGCTGGTAACGAAATCGTTGAGACTGATGAAGCGTTCCGTTCTAAAGAGTCTGATCTTCTAGAAAGCCATGATGGTGATAGTTCCCCTGTAGTTGTTCGCTCCCTAACTTTAAAGGAAGCCAAGAGTCTTGTTGCTGATTACAAAACTCTTATTAATGAAAGGTCTGATGAAAACACTCATTGGTATCAGCGTAGATACGTGACCCAATCTTATGATGAGTTCTTGGCTGAGACCAAGTCTGTAGTTAATACTATGGCTCGTGAGTTTGAGATGAAGAAAGCTGCATATCGCTATTCAAGATCTAGAACTTCTAAGACTGGTTCTATTGATGTTACTAAACTATACTCTTACAAATACAACGAAGATATCTTCGCTAGAACTACCAAGCTGGCTGATGCTAAGAATCATGGTCTGGTAATGTTGGTTGACTACTCTGGCTCTATGGATGATTGTATTGCTAATGTAAAGAAACAAGCTATCAATATCGCACACTTTTGTCGTAAAGTGAATATCCCTTTCCGTGTTTATGGGTTTACTTCTAATGGTCTTAAAGAGCGTAACTTTAAACACGTTATTGATTGGGAATCTATGTCTCTGTTTGAGTTACTTTCTAATGAGATGAGCAAGAAAGACTTTGAAACTGCTTGTTATCAAATCTATAACTTCCATGAGTCTACGCATGAAATGATGGGTGGTACTCCTCTGAATCAGGCATTGATTGCTATGCATACTTTGATTCCTGACTTCCGTGATACTTATGGTCTTGACAAAGTAAACTTTACTCTGCTGAGTGATGGTGATACTAACACTATTCGTTATGACTATGCGCAAGTTCACGATATGAACGATGGCTACTTTAACTCTAATCGAATGGTGTTCACTGTAGGTGGCGAGCGTATCAATTGTAAGACTAACTATGCTGGTACTCAAACTCTGGTTGAGTCGTTGAAAAAACATACTGGCTGTAATACGGTTTGTTACTTCCTAACTAACCGAGCCAATGATGTTAGATATCGTTTGTATCGCTCCGAGGGTAAAGGTTATGACACTGAGCAAGAGATCAGACCTGTCCTTACTGACTGGAGAAAAGGCGGTGTATCTGTTGATGACCAGTTAGGTTTCGATAGATACTTCTTCCTGAGAACTACAAAGTTGGATACTGCTACTACGGACTTTGCCCCTAAAGATGATTCTAAAGGTGCGCTGACTCGTGAGTTTAAGAAGTTTGCTAAGTCTAAGAAAGGCAACCGTGTTCTTGCTAGTAAGTTTGCTGAGATGGTCGCTTAAAAAAAGATCAAAAAAGTTTAAAAAACCCTTTACTTTTGGGTTTAAATGTAGTATAATATGTGTATTGAATGAGTTAATTGATTAGAGAGAGATTATATTATGAGTACATATGCTTTTGCTCCACTTTACAGTGAGTTGGCTAAACGTTTTCCTGACCGAAGCCACTTCCGTAACAAAGATATATATGATGCCTGCGATGCTACTGGCGTTGCAAAAGGTAGAGTCTACCGTGAGGTGATGATTGCCGATAATAAAATTTCACGTGGTGTTTGGAATTTGGAAGCTCAGATCCTTCCTTTCCGTAATGTTAATGCTGAGCAAACTTCTAATGCTCCAGCTGAGAGTAAACCTTTAATGACTGCTGTACAATCTGTTACTAACAATGAAGTCTATGTTCCTTCTGCTGACTCTACTTATGTCAGCTGGGGTAACTTCAAAGACATTAAAACTATTATTGATTCGGGTATGTTCTACCCAACCTTTATTACTGGTCTATCTGGTAATGGTAAAACAATGATGGTCGAGCAAGCGTGCGCTAAATCTAAGCGTGAGTATGTCCGTGTTCAGATTACTCCTGAGACTGATGAGGATGATCTAATCGGTGGTTTCCGTTTGATCAACGGTGAGACAGTTTTCCAAAAGGGTCCAGTTATCAAAGCGATGGAAGCTGGTGCGATACTTCTGATCGATGAAGTTGATCGTTCTTCTAATCGTTTGATGGCTCTTCAGGGTGTTCTTGAGGGTAAGCCAGTTATGATTAAGAAAACTGGTGAGATGATTACTCCTGCTCCTGGATTCAACGTGATTGCTACTGCTAACACCAAAGGTCAAGGTTCGGAAGATGGCAGGTTTGTTGCTGCTACGATTATTGATGAAGCATTCCTGGAGCGATTCAGTATTACTGTTGAGCAACCTTACCCTTCTCTCGCAATAGAGAAAAAGATCCTACTGAACCATATGGATAAGTTTGGTGCGGTTGATACTGACTTTGCTGATAAGCTAACTACTTGGTCTGAGATTATTCGCAAGACTTATGCTGATGGTGGTGTTGAAGATATTATTTCTACTCGTCGCCTATGTCACATTGCTCAAACGTTTTCTATCTTTAATGACCGTGCTAGATCTATTGAGTTATGTGTAAACCGTTTTGATGAAGATACAAAGTCTGCCTTCTTAGACTTATACAGTAAAATTGACTCTAATGAGGTCGCCCCTGAAGTAAATCTAGGTGATGTGTTAGATGCTATTGATAATGACGAACCTGCTTTCTAGGAGATTAAATGATCAATTATAAATTTAGAGAGGGCGAACTTCTCTCTGAAATAAAAGAATATGTCGACGCCACCTATAGTCAACACTATGGTGGCGATAAGATTCAAACGTCTGAGGTCATTGTTGATCGTGGGCGTGGTATGGGTTTCTTCCTCGGAAACGTGGATAAATACTCAAACCGATATGGTCAAAAAGGTAGTCGTTCTGACCACCGCAAAGACCTGTTGAAGGTTATACACTATGGCTTGCTTGCCCTTTATGAGCACGACAGAGTTGAACAAACCCTCAACGCATCCCCAGCAAATGAAGTACCACTCGCAAGTAAACCTGTTGAGTCTGGTATCTCTCCTGCTTCTATCGATTCTGTTACTCCCCTTGAATGGGATGAAGTAGCAAAAAAACACTTTACTAATGGCGAGAAATAAGGTATAATATTGCCAACTTTAACTATGGAGAACAACATGAAAATCTCGAATGAAACGGTTGCGATGCTAAAGAACTTCTCAACGATTAATCCCAATATCGTTGTAAAGGCTGGTAACGTAATCAAAACTATTTCTGAAGCAAAGAATATTCTAGCGACAGCCAATGTTGCTGAATCTTTCCCTCAGGATTTTGGTATCTATGACCTGAATGAATTCCTTTCGGTTGTAGGTATGTTTGAAGACCCAGACCTCGAGTTTGGCGATGATGGTAAGACTGTTAAGATTAGCGAGGGTGGTCAGTCTGTAAACTACTTCTTCTCTGATGCTTCTATCCTAACTACTCCGCAAAAAGACATTACTATGCCTGCTTGCGAGATTGAACTGGACATTACTGAAGATCAATTGTCTTCTATTCGACGTGCGGCAGCTGCACTAGGTTCTAGTGACGTTGTGGTTGTAGGTGAAGAAGGTGGTTCTGGCGTTACTGTTAAGGTGACCGATACTAAAGACTCTACCTCTAACAGTTATGAAATGTCTATCCCGTCTGCTACTCGACCTGACTCTTCATTCGAGATGATCTTCAATATCTCTAACTTTAAGTTTGTTGGTGGTGATATGAAAGTGTCTATCTCGTCTAAATTAATCTCTCAATTTGCGACTGGTGAAGTAACATACTGGGTTGCCCTTGAGAAAAATTCAAAGTTTAATGCATAAGGAAAATAAAATGAGCGAAGAAAATACTGTTGCTGATGAAGCACAAACTCCCGATATCAATCTGAATGATATCCGTAATATGTTATCTGTAATTGATGCGTGTGCCACTAGAGGTGCGTTTAAGCCTCAGGAACTGGAAACTGTAGGTGCTTTGCGGAATAAAGTTGCTGCATTCCTTGACGCTAATATCCCTCAGCAAGAACCTGCTGATGCAGATGTTGACCCTGATCCTGAAGGTAGAACACCCCCAGAAGAACCAACTGAAGAACCTGCAGCAGAGTAATCTGCTGCTTCTACGGAGACTATATAATGACAAGTGTAATAATTCCCTCTTCCCCGAATGATAAGAAAACTGTTAAGGATGCGGTCGTAGAAATGTCTAATTCTATGGTTAGACAAGACTCTGAACGTGAATTACAGCGTGATATTTGTGTGAAAATCAAAGATGAAGTTGGCTTAAACCCTAAATACTTAAAGCGTCTTGCTAAAGTATATCATAAGCAAAACTTTACTGAAGTCCAATCCGAATCGGAGGACTTTGAAACTTTATACGAGGAAATTGTAAAATGAGTGATATTTTCGATTTTGGCTTCACGGCTGTAGATGAGAGTGAATTAGACGCAGTCCGTGAAGCACAGTCAGTTATCAGTGCTACTACAGATACTGCGTCAGGATTAGAGGACAGGTTGAATAGACTATACAATGCTGTTCTACCACTTTTAACTAACCTAAAAATGAATCCAGAAAAGGATTACATTTATTGGCCGAACCGTGTTGATAAGGTCGAGCAATTTGAAACTCATATTGCTAATATCATCAAGGAGTAATAAATGATAAGCGATTCTCAATTTAAAGAGTTATTCCCAAGGTGTAGTGATGCTTCCGCATGGTGTGATGCCATGCGTGAGTTGTTTCCGAAATACGAGATTAATACACCATATCGTATTGCGGCATTCCTAGCACAATGTGGGCATGAGTCTGGTGGCTGGCGAGTATTCAGCGAAAACTTAAACTATTCGGCAAAGGCATTGGATGCTGTTTTTGGTAAATACTTCGCACGTGGTGATCATGATGCTGAAGAGTATGCTAGAAACCCTGAAGCGATTGCTAATGTAGTTTATGCAAACCGTATGGGTAATGGACCGACTGAGTCGGGTGATGGATGGAACTATCGTGGTCGTGGACCAATTCAGCTAACTGGTAAAAACAACTACCTTGCGTTTGCAGAAGATATGGATTGCCCTGAAGTTATTGACAATCCAGACCTACTAAGTGAAGATCCAAATTATGGTATCCTAGCTGCAATTTGGTTTTGGAATGAAAATAATCTTAATAAGTATTCTGACACTCAAGACATGAAGAAACTAACTCGTCGAATCAATGGCGGTTATATCGGTCTTGAAGATAGAATACATCACTGGGAAGAAGCACTTCATGCTTTGGGTGTAGAGTCTTGCGACTCTCAAGATCACGAAGAAGATGAAGGTGATATCGACCTAGAAGATATCGGTGTATTGCGTAAAGGATCACGTGGCGATGGTGTTAAGCTAATGCAAGAAGCATTAGGTATTGGCGCTGATGGTATCTTCGGTGCTGGTACTGAGATTGTACTCAAGGAATGGCAAGACAAAAATGGATTAGATGCTGACGGTATAGCTGGACCTTCCACGCTCGGGCAATTATTGGATGAAGGATAAGTTCGTATCCGCATATATTGACGTAGCCGAAAGGTTCTCAAAACTCAGTACAGCTAAAAAGCTACAAGTTGGTGCGATTGTCGTAAAAGATGATCGCATCATCTCCATTGGCTATAATGGTATGCCATCTGGTTGGGATAATACCTGTGAAGAAGAAATTAAATGGCCAAATGGCGACATTCAGTTTTTACAAACAAAACCAGAAGTGTTACACGCAGAAGCAAACGCAATAACAAAACTTGCTAAGTCGTCAGAAAGCGGAGAGGGTGCTGATATATTCATCACTCATTCTCCTTGTATAGAATGCGCCAAGTTGATCTATCAATCTGGGATTAAGAAAGTAATATATAAGAATGATTACAGGACTAATCAAGGTATTGAGTTTTTACATCAATGTGGCATTGAGGTGGAGAAATATGAACAAAGTTGAAATATTGAAAGAGTTAGAAACTATGCTGGTCGATCATGATTGGTTCTATTCAATGAGCGACGACCACAGAGCATTTATAAAAGGTCGTGATGAGAGTTATGGTATTCAAGATAAGATGAACGCTTGTAAAAAAGAAGGTCTTGTTAACGAATCTACAAAACTCTATCACAAATACGCACCAAAGTTTTAAAGGAAGAACTGTGGAACTTAATATAACAAGCGAAAATGGTTGGGATGAATACTTTTGGAAGAACTCTAAAGGCGTGATAGTCAGCCCCAAGTTCCCAAAGAAAACACTGGCTCTTGAGTGGTATACTCTCCATGAAGAATGGATGGAAGATGAAAGACCACCAAATTTGATGATACGGGATGACTAATATGTTTATTGATATGATGTATGGCTTAGGTTTAGCTGCAGGAAGTTTGGTTTTAACCATGGGTTTATTTGAGATTATCTCTTATATCTGGAATCACTACTTGTGAGTGACAGAACCATATGGTTGATAAAGTGGTCTGCATCGATTGCAATACTATTAGCAGTTGCTTTCAGAAGCGCAGGCGAGCAATACCATTTGTTTGACTTATATTTCTCTTTAATCGGTTCTATTGGCTGGTTGACTGTCAGTCTTGCGTGGAAAGATCGTGCGTTGATTATGCTAAATACAGTCATGACTTTAACACTTTTAACAGGTATACTTAAATGAGCGGACAATGGCAGGGCGGTAAAGGTAGCAAACAGCGCAAGGCTGCAGACCAAAATAAATTTGACGATAACTGGGATGCTATCTTTGGTAAAAAAGACTTACCCAGTGCGGTAGATGATTGCGCAGAAGTAACTGAAGAAAGCGCAGAAAAAGAAGTCCGTGAAAGAGAACCTTGGGATCAAAGACCCTAATTAGGCTGGATTGTCGACGAGTATCAGATCGAAAGTAGCACCACCGCCACAAGAATTGCCAGCCTCTGCTTGAATTTCTATATCAGTCTTTTCTGTAAACACCAATGGTATTGGATAACTGTGATCTAATGGAGTTCCAAAAGTACCAAATTGCCCTTTAATTTGAAACCCTCCATCGTCTATCTCTCTTACAGTTAGTCTATAAGTGACAGCT